GAGAAAACAATACTACGGTTACAATGCACAAGCAGTTACCTTATCCTTTATTCTTAGTGAAAGTATGGTGGAGAGGGACTTCTTCATGTCGTGGCAAGACACTGCTCTGGGGCGTGTGAGGCGAGGTGGTCAAAAGCTGGGTGGATTTGATATTGGATATTATGACAATTATGTTGCCGACTTTGTAGTTAGAAAGTTTGGTGAAAGTGGTGAAGTAAAACAAGAGAGTCGATTTATTGACGCATTCCCATCTACTATAACTGAAGTTGCTGCAAGTTGGGGAGATGATGGTTTGTCTAGGGTATCTGTAACTTTTGACTATCACTATTTCTTTGAGACCATCAAAGAACCTGAAGTTGATGAAGAAATTCGTAATGTAGATGATAGAAACAACGTCGATAAAACCGATTTTGGAATTGGCAGTTTTGATATTGACCAATTTAACGATGAATTTTTAGCAAGAAGAGTAGTAGTGGATGCTGGTAGCAACTGATACTCAGTGATTTGGAGAAATAAATGAGTTTACCTAATATATCAGTGCCTTTATTTAAATTGAATTTGCCATCAAATGGAGAGCAGATAACATACCGTCCGTTCTTAGTAAAAGAAGAAAAGATTCTTCTGGTGGCAAAAGAGGCAACAGACATTGAAAGTGTGACACTTGCTGTGCAACAAGTTTTGAACAACTGCACTGAGGGTCAAATTGATGTTAAAAAACTTCCGACTTTTGATTTAGAATATTTGTTTCTCAATGTTCGTGCAAAATCACTAGGCGAGCAAATCGAACTAAGATATAAGCACAAGACAGGAAAAAATAGAGATGGTGTGGAGTGTAGTGCTGTTACTCCAGTATACATCGATGTTGATGATATCAAAGTAAAACACAGAGACAATCATTCGACAAAGATTATGTTGACAGATACGGTTGGTGTAAAAATGAAATATCCAACCATTGATCTGGTAAACAAAATTGATAGTTTTAACGATGAGGCATCAATACCAATTATTGTAGAATGTGTTGAATGCCTGTTCGATGAAAACAAAATATACGATGAAACAACAACAACAAAAGAGGAACTCATTGAGTTCATAGAAAAACTTGATGCAAAACAAATGAGTAAGATTCGTGAGTTTTTCTATACTATGCCGAAACTTACACATGAAGTTGAATACACATGTAATAGCTGTGGACAAAAGGACACTATTCGTTTAGAGGGATTGTCTGATTTTTTTTAATATGCCTGTCTCATGATACACTGCGTGGAATGATTCAGGTCAATTTTGCAATGATGCAGTATCACAAATACTCGTTGACCGAAATTGAAAACATGATGCCTTGGGAAAAATTAGTTTATGTTGGTATGCTACAAGAACACTTGCAACAAGAAGAAGAGCGTAGACAATTACAACAGAGGTAATTAATGGCAGAAGAAACAAAAGGATTCCATCCCGCAGACACAAACGGTGACGGTGTTGTTACAGAAGAAGAACGTGTAATGTATCTTGAATTCAAACGTAGAGAACTTGAAGATCAAGACAAACAACGAGATGCTATACGCAGCATGGCATGGTTCGCATTATTTGGTCTCCTATTATATCCATTGGCAATATTTCTCACATCGGCATTTGGATTGAACACAGCAGCAAACTTGATTGCTGACATCGCACCCACTTACTTTGCCTCAATTGCTGTCTTGGTATCCAGTTTCTTTGCCGCAGATGCAATTAGCAATAAGAAAAAGAAAGAGCAGTAAAATATGGCAGTTCCATCAGTCGGACTTACAGCACAACAAGTAGATACAGAACTTGCTGAACGTCAAAGACGTATTGAGCAAGCATCTATTGTGCAGACAATTCAAGAGACAGTCAGTAAAGCAGTCCCTCTTGGGTTTGGTGCGATTGCTGGAACATTTGCCAATAGTCCAATTTTAGGTTTAGGTGCTGCTTTTATTACCGAAAAGATCAGAGAATCTACTGCGGCAGAAAGAGAAAGAAAAGCAGCGGCACAACAAGAAAAACGTAGACAGCAAGAAGTTGCTGATTTGATTATACGTCAACGTGGGATTCAAGATAATGAAGAAAACAGACAATTAATTTTAGATGAAATCCAAAGAAAACGTGACGAACAAGCACAAGAGAATCTAAAATTAGAGAATGAAAAGTTACTTCAAGAATATAATCTTGAAGAGACAAATCTAAGTATGCTTGATGCAATGATTGCAACTCGTAACTTGCTTTCTGAACAAAATGAACTTGTTAGAGATGATGCACAACGAGCAGAGTTAGATAGCATACAGCAAGCAGAACGAGATGCAGAACTTGCAAGAAAACAAGACGAACAAACTAAAGCACTAGAAAAAGTTGGAGATACAACTGAAGAGTCTGCTGAAGAAAGTGGTGGTCTATTCAGTATGCTCAAAGACAAAGCACTTGGAGCACTAGGTATCGGTGCGGGTGGCGCACTTGGTGGTTTAGCTGCAACTGGTGGATCAATCTTTGCGGGGTTAGGAACTTCGGCATCTGCTGCTGCTGCAGCAGCAGGACCGATTGCAGCAATTGCAACTGGTTTAGTTCTAACTGCAAAAGATGGTATCGATCTTGCGATGGATGGTCTGGATGATGACATCAAGACTAAAGTCCAAGGTGAAGATATTGGTGGAACTCTTGGTGGTATCATCGGTGGTGCGATCGGTGTAGTCGGTGGACCAATCGGTATTGGTATTGGTGCATCTGTTGGTAACATCGTTGGTAGTTTTGTTGGTGGATTAATTGATCCAAACACTGAAGCAAAGTTTGAAGAAATACGAGCAGATGTAGAAAGTAAGCAGACTGCATTGAATAATCAATTAAGTGTTCTACGAGATTCACTTAACAAGGGTATAATTACACGAGAAGAGTTTGCTCTACAAGAAGCAGAAGTCCAAAATCAATTAACACAACTTGCTGAAGATGAACTGAATCTTGTTGGTGTGCAAAAATTAAAAGATGTCCGTGACTCTATCGGAGACAAGTATAATGAACTTGCTCTTCAAGTTGAAAAACTTGAGGAAGCAGGAGTTGCAGTTCCAGAGACACTAAGGCAATCACTCAATAAAACCGAAAAGAAGTTTTATGAAGCTGATGAAGCATTTGAAAAAGCAACGGATGCACTCGATGATAAAAATGAAGGATTCTTTTCTAGACTTTTTGGTTTTGGTAGTGATACTGAGGGAGAACCAAATGCGGATGGAGTTCGTGCAGACGCTCTTAAAGTCGAACTAGAAAAACAACGTCAAGAATTAGAACTTGCCCAACAAGATTTAGAAGATGCTTTTGCAGAAGGTAAAACGGGTAGGAGAATCACTAATAGAGAAAGAAACGTTGCTGCTTTGCGTAAAGAATTTGAAGACACTGCAAAATCGTTAGAAGAATTGGGTGTTGAAGTCGAGGGAGTTGAAAAAGTTAAATCTCTATCAGATCGACCAATAAGTTCTAGAAGAGAAGAAGCAAATCGTAGAAAAGAAAGATTGGCTGAAATGAGTGATCAGGTCAATGAAGAAGATGCAGACTTCTTTAATATTGAAAGTAAAGAAAAAGCAGATAGTATTGTTGCAGGATTGATTCAAAGGAATCAAGGTGGTGCGTATAAAATTGGAAGGCAAGAAAATGGATTATATTATATCGCACGAATAGCAACGAGTCGATCTGGACGAGGTGGTTCTGATGGACTAGAAATCCAAGACACGGGGAGAGAACAAGTTGGTGCTGATATAGCAAGAGGTTCCAGACAAGGACGAGATAGAGGTCCTTCGACCAATGTAGTTGCACCAACAACTAACGTACAGAACACATCTCAGAACACTTATCAAAGTGGTCCTCTTAAAACAACTGGTGACTTATACGAAAGTTACGACAGATCGTTCTAAAAAGGGGTGGCATTGCACCACCCCAAAGTCAAGATTAGTCTTCTTTTGCTAGGTTCTCAAAGAACGAAAGACTATCATCTTCACTGTCGGTATCCCAAGGAATCTCATCTGCTTTAGGCACAGATGCGGTTTTACCGACACTTGCACTCGCACTTGGACGGAAGTTCTGAACTTCATCGAGTTCTTCTTCGTCAGCAGCACGACCCTTCGGTACAGGTTTAGCACCATCTAAACCAAGCACCTTGTTTAGTTTTGCTTCAAGTTCTTCATATGACTTGAAGTTCTCTGGTGCAGTAAACTCCGCAAGAGAATGCTGTTGCTTCCAAACTGTTTCCAGTTCTTCGTCTTCAAACTCACCCAATGTGGATGAAGTTTCAAACTCTGACTTATCGTAGTTACGATAACCTTCGACATTACGAATCTTCAACTTAAAGTTCGCACCTTCCCAAAAGTCGAATGGGTTGATTGGGTCCTCGTCTTCAAACTGAGGATTCATCAAATCGTTGATCTTGTCAAAGATTTTCTTACCGAACTGATAAAGGAATACTTTACCTTCGTTCTGTGGATTAGCAGGGTCTTTGACGACATAGATGTTTGCAATGTACTTGAGTCGTCGCTTTTGCTTCCGTGCTTGTTCTTTGTTTGCCTCAATACCTGAGTTCCACAACTTAGAGTTGTACTCAGACACGGGGTCTTTCTTATTGAGTGTGGTGAGAGAGTTCTCGATGTACCAACCACCAACACCTTGGAAACCGTGATCGAACACACGAACCCAAGGGATATCTTCGCCTGATGGGGCAGGGAGGAAACGAATAACGGCATAACCGTTACCTGCTTTGTCTACTTCTGGTTTCCAAAAACGGTCATCAGCACCACCTTTTTCAACATTGCCTTTGGCAATCTTGTTGGTCTCTGACATGAGTTTTTCTAGATTGTTGCGGGAACTCCGCTTGAGAGATGAGAATGATTCAGTCATCTGTATATCCTTGTATTGCTGTATATTTTCGTATCCACTAATTTCATAATATATGCCGTACAGTATAACGTACTTTTTTATTTATGTCAAGTATTTTCCTCTGCTAAGAATCCATTTTTTCTAATAATATCATCACCAATAATTTCACGCAATTGTTTTTTATATTGTGTCAGTTCGTTACGCAGAAGATTGACTTCGGTTCGTAATATTTCATTTTCCTCCTTGAGTCCTTGAATCTCAGCATTCAATGTATTGTTCATATTGGCAACCTCGCTGTTTTTGGTAAAAAGTTTAGGTCTTGTGCTTCAACTTCAATCTTCTCTTTAATATTGGTAGATATCTTCTGTGCTGCTGTCTCTACCTCAATTTCATTCTCTTCACAGTACAACACAATGGCATCCATATATGAACACCGTTTA